ACTTCCGTTGCTCACTGGCTTGAAGAAGATGACTTCAAGAATAATGGTGGTGTCATGAACCATGAGACTGGTGAAACGATGTCCAAACGTCGTAAACCTTTCACCGTTGATTACACTGGTTTCGGTTGGGTTCTGATTAAGCACGGTGTGTTTGAAGATCCTAAGATCGAATATCCCTGGTTTGCTCCTAAGATGCAACGCTTCAATAGTGGTGAAGTACAGGACATGTGTGGTGAGGACGTATCATTCTGTCTGGATGCCATCGATGCTGGGTATGAGATCTGGTGCGATCCTCGCATTCGTGTCGGACATGAAAAGATGCGGGTCATCTGATGACAAAAGCACCTCAGACGTTGTATAATATCATCTGTCGGGGTTCTGTGCTGCTCAGCAATTTAACTGAGCAGCAATTTTTCGACGAAATGGAGAGTCTGGCACACTCATACTATGAGTCTGGGTTGCCAGATCCCTCTGAAATCACTTTTGAAACTATTGAGGACAATGGCAGTACGTAGCAAAATCGGCATTTCTGGTATTAAGTTTGAGCCTGGTAAACCCAAGTGTACCCGTCAGGGTAAATCTAAGAATACTAAATACGCCGCAACGTCTCGTAACTCGGCACGTAAGAAGTATCGGGGTCAAGGTAAAGGATAATGTACATTACAGAGGTCAACGACGAATGGAATCAAATCAATCCTAAAGACCTCTGGGTATACAATAAACTATTTTTAAGTCGGGTTTTAGGGTATAAGTGTGGTCCTGCTGGCACCACCGTCCCTAGACCCGACTTTTATATTGTCCGTCCATCACTGAATTTACTCGGTATGGGTCGTGATGCACGTATTATTAAGATTAATAAAGAGACTGATGACCTACACCCATCAGAATTTTGGTGTCAGGTCTTTAGAGGAGAGCACATTAGTGTTGATTTTCGTAATAAAAAGTCAGAATTAGTAGTCTTGGGTGAAAGGAACCCAAATAATCCTCTATATAAGTGGATGAAGTGGTCAAAGATTGACAAGGAAATAGAATTTCCATCCATTTTAGAAGATTTGGTCGGAAATTATGAGTGGATCAACTGCGAATTCATTGGAGATAAGTTGATCGAAGTACATTTTCGACAAAATCCTGATTTTAGATACAATAATTCAGTGGCAATACCTCTTTGGAAAGGTGAAAAAATTCAAAATTTAGAAAATTACGAATATATTGATGATCCAGACTACTTAAGACAAGGTTTTTATGTTGATAAGGGATAGCAACCCCTTAAAAAGTTCTGTTCAAACCCCTTAAAGGAGAAAACAGATGGCAAATCAACCTTATCCAGACAGAGATTCCGATTATATGGAGTCAATGTGGGGTACAAGAGGATTGATTACCGACTACTGGACAAAACCTATGAAAAAACAAGACGATAACCTTCTCAGAGAAGTTGTTGGAGACCATGTTCACGATCTAAAACGTCAAACAGTGCTTCATGAAGAGATTCGTAATGACGAAGACTATGATGATTGGGAATATGGCACTGAGCCAAGTTATGGAAAACCTAATAAATAGGTTTATGGTCTAAAATCATGCCTTTTCATGGCTTCAACCCGCAAATCTAGGGCATTTAAAGACATTTCCTTGTCTTTTGTGCCCCATCCAATTACAAAAGACCTCCCTGTACTTGTAAATGAACGTGCGATTGCACGTTCAGTGCGGAATTTAGTGGAAACTATCCCTACAGAGAGGTTTTTTAATCCAGATTTGGGTTCTGATGTCAGAAATACACTATTTGACTTCTGTGACTACGGTACTGCTAGCATTATCGCAGAACAAATTGAAGAAGTTATCTTAAATTATGAGCAGAGAGTTGCGAATTTAACTGTAGAGGTAATTCCAAGACCAGATAACAATACTTTTGAAGCAACTATAGTATTTGATATCATTGGACAGTCTTTACCATCACAAAATATCTCTTTCATACTTGAGGTAACGAGATAAATGCCATTAACTAAGTTTACAAATTTAGATTTCAGTCAGATTAAGGAATCTATTAAGTCCTATCTGAGAGCAAACTCAAACTTCACTGATTTTGACTTTGAAGGATCGAATTTTGCTGTCCTGATTGATACTCTAGCATATAATACCTATATTACGGCATTTAACTCCAACATGGTAGTTAATGAGTCATTCATTGACTCTGCCACTTTAAGAGAGAACGTAGTCTCTCTTGCTAGAAACATTGGATATGTTCCAAAATCAAGGAAATCGGCAAAAGCGCAAGTAAGTTTTAATATTGAGTTCACAGGAACAAGTCCCACAGTAACTCTTAACAAAGGTCTTGTTTGTGTTGGTGCTGCCAATAACACTTCTGTTGTATTTTCCATCCCTGAAGAGATTACATCTGCTACGGTTCTTACTGGAGCAGATGTTAACGGAAATGGTCCTAGAAGGGCATCATTTAGTAGTATTGATATCTACGAGGGTACTCTGCTTAGAAGGACCTTCCAGGTCAATGGATCAGTTGATCAGAGGTTTATCCTTGATAACCCTGGAATCGATACAACATCAATCAGAGTTACTGTAAAAGGTCCTCAGGAGACTGTAGGTAGAACATATAATCAAGTAGAAAACATTATTAACGTTTCGGCACTGTCTGAGATATACTTAATTCAAGAAGTTGCCGACGAAAGGTACGAACTTCTATTCGGTGATGGTATTTTTGGTAAAAAGTTAGAAGACCAGGCTATTGTCGATGTAAGTTACATTATTTGTGACGGTGAATCTGGAAATGGTCCAAATAACTTCAGTTTCTCTGGATCTGTATCAAATAGTCTTGGTGCTTCGTTCCTTCCATCAAATACTGTCTCAGTAACGACTAATCAATCTGCAGTTGATGGTTCAGATATCGAACCATTGGAGTCTGTAAAGTATTTTGCTCCTAGATTATACTCTTCACAGTATAGAGCTGTTACTGCTAAGGATTATGAGGCAATTATCCAAAGAATTTACCCAGATACTGAATCTGTATCTGTAGTTGGTGGTGAAGAACTGGATCCACCCGAATTTGGAACTGTCGTTCTAAGTATTAAACCAAAAAATGGTACATTCTTGTCAGATTTTACAAAATCTCAAATTTTGAGTGATCTAAAGCAATATTCTGTTGCTGGTGTGAACCAAAGAATTGAGGATCTCAAACTTCTGTATATTGAACTCTATTCTACCGTATTTTACAATGCGAGTCAGGTGTCTGATGCTAAACAACTTAGAACTGATGTTATTTCAAGTCTAAACACCTACTCTGATTCTGTTGACCTCAATGCTTTTGGTGGAAGATTCAAATACAGTAAAGCAGTAAAGGTCATTGACGATACGAATACGGCAATTACATCAAACATCACCAGAGTGGTCATTAGAAGGGACTTGAAGGCACTTGTAAACCAGTTTACACAGTATGAGATCTGTTATGGAAACAAGTTCCATGTAGTCTCTGAGGGATACAACATTAAGAGCACTGGATTCACTGTACAAGGTTCTTCAGATCTTCTTTATTTTACAGATGTTCCAAATGCCGATATGGAAACGGGAACAATTGCGATTGTAAAAGAATCTGATACTGGTCCAATTGTTATTGTGCCTGCTGCTGGAACTATCGACTATGTTAAAGGTGAAATATTGATCAACACCGTTAATATAACATCTACAGTCAAACCAAACTCCATTATTGAAATTCAAGCAGTCCCAGAATCTAACGACGTAATCGGTCTCAAGGACTTGTATTTGCAATTAGATATCTCTAATAGCACCATAAATATGGCAAGAGACACTATTACATCTGGTGAACAAATCTCGGGGGTTGGATTCCCTGTCGCATCCAGTTATACCAACGGACAATTAAGTAGGAAATGATAAACACTAATTCTGTCTTTGATTCCAGAGTTAAGATTCAGCAAGTTGTAGACAATCAACTTCCCGAATTTATTAAAGACGAAAATCCACTTGTTGTGGATTTTTTAAGATCTTATTACACTTCTCAAGAATTTGCTGGTGGACCAGTTGATATTGCTGAGAATATTGATTCGTATCTTAAATTAGATAGTTTAACTCCAGACATTATTGCTGGCATGTCTACGGTGACTGCTGGCATTTCTACCACAGATACGGAAATTTTTGTAACCAATACAAAAGGATTTCCGCAAGAATACGGATTAATTAAGTTAGATAATGAAATTATTACGTATACTGGATTAACGACCAACTCTTTTACGGGTTGTGTGCGTGGTTTTTCTGGTATTACCTCATATCATGCTCCGAATAATCCAGAAGAATTAGTATTTTCCGAGTCTGTAGCAGATACTCACACATCTGGAACCTCTGTACAGAATCTTAGTGCGCTCTTTCTTAAAGAATTTTATAAAAAACTTAAAAAGTTATACACACCTGGATTAGAGGATACTACACTTGCGTCTAGTCTTGATGTAAATAACTTCATTAAAGAATCTAGAAGTTTATATGAGAGCAAAGGTACGGAAGAATCTATCAAGATTCTGTTAAAAGTTCTGTATGGTGTTGACTCTAAGGTAATTGACCTTGAGCAATTTTTGGCAAAACCATCATATGCAGAATACGTACGTAGAGAAGTTATAGTCGCAAGACTCATCAGTGGCAATCCTGCTCTAATTTCTGGCACAACATTATTCCAAGATGCTCAACCAATCAACAATATTGGTGCTGCTAGTGGACCAATTTCCGAAGTAGAGATCTTTACTAGAGGAACTTCTGAGGATATTGGTGTACAGACATACTATAAGATCTCTCTGTTCACTGGATTCGGTGACGAAAGTTTGATCGAAGGTAAATTTAATATCCCTGGAAGTAGTTTTACTATTGGTAGTCACTCTGCTGGTTCTGATGTAATCACCGTAGATTCTACTATTGGATTCCCAGAGTCTGGATCATTTGTTATTGGTGATGACACTATCACCTACACAGATAAAACTATCACTCAATTCATTGGGTGTAATGGATTAACCCAAAACATCAGTCCAAGAACTGTAATCACACAGGATCTTGAGGTATATGCCTTTGAAGAAAACGACCTGACAAGACAGGTTAGATTTGTCATAACTGGTGTTTTAAGTGAGTTCAAGCAATCTGAAGATATTTTCTCTTCTGTAGAAGATTCTTTAATCTCTGTTAAAAATCTTGGTCAGGTTATTTCCAATGATCAGGAAGATGAGTCTTACAGAAAAATC